ATCTTGCCCAACCATGTAATGGATATTTTGAGCAGAAAGCGCTCGTAAGTCTGGATAATCGGCAATAGCCAAAGCAGCTGCACCTCCAACTCCTTCTACAAAAATGCCATCGATGTATAAAAACTCGCTTTCAAATGCAGTTACCAAACCTTGTAAAGCCACAGCCTCAGTCTCAGCATTTGCAACCAAAGTTGAAATACCGGCAAGTCCTAACACATTTACATTATCAATACCGCGAATTGCGGCTTTTAGAGAATCATCAGCTACCAACTGAGCAACGGTTTTTGTTTTCTCCACTAGAATCAAGTGGCAAACATTCTCAGGTGCAAGCCTGAAAATTTCCGATAAGTGGTAGTGAGCAAGTTCCTTGTTTGTATCATCGGTACTGGCAGTAATACCCAAATCTTCAGCGGTGGAAATATCCAATAGCTCGTAAGCTTTATTGTATGCCAAATCCACTGGCTTGGTTGCCCCGATAATGATACAAACCACACGGTCGGTCTCAGCCGAACGACCAAGACCACCGTTTAATTTGTTTATAATAGCTCCCTTAAAACTCATTATTCAGCAGTTTTAAGAGATTCTAATTTCGCGTCAGCAGCTTCTAAAACTGTTTTGCGTTTTTCTCCAGCTTTCTCAGCTTCCACAATCACAGCTACAGCATCAACAGTTGTAGCAGCTTCAATTTCTGCTATCAATGCTTTAGCTGTCTTTTGACCATCACCACTGTTACCTTTAAGAGATTCCAATTTCTCTTCAGCAGCTTCTAAAACGGTTTTACGCTTCTTACCAGCTTTCTCAGCTTTAACAATAGCGTTTACAGCATCAACAGTTGTAGCAGACTCAATTCCCGCTATCAATTCTTCAGCTGTTTTTTGATCTTTACTATCACTAGCTTTGCTTTTGTTACTCTTTTCAGTAGTAGCAAAATCATCGCGAGTAAATTCAGTAATTGCAAGCTTCTTACCATAACGATTTTTGCGTGAATGATTCTTCACTGCCAAATCGTTTTCATCGGTAATAAAGGCAGTACCGTCAGAAGTTACAGCCACATTTTGAGCACCTTTGTAACGCTTTAATATGCCTTTGGCTATTTCTTTAACTTCTGATTTGTTTTTAATTTCCAATTTCATAATGAAAATTTTTAAGGTGAAGCCCTGCCTTTCGACAGGGCAATATTTTAAACGTTAGCACTCACAATTGCACCAAAACCGTAATCTTCCACACGATCAACCAAGCCATAAGTTTGCGTACGATATACACTCTTAGGATCAGCCGATTTGGTATCCTGAGTTTCAGGAGTATACAAAGACTTAACCTTATCAATGTGTTTCACAGTGTTACCACCGTAGAAGAATAGAGAACCGTATTGGTCGGTTGCACCAAGTGCAGCACCTTTTGCCAATTTGTTACCATCACCAGCATAAGCTACGGCAGCATTATTTTCGTAAAATTTGAAGCCCATTACAGACTTAACTTTACCAGTAAGAGGATCGAAAAAGATTTGCTTGTTTGCGAAATAAGCCGCTGAATCACGGTCTAGAATCAAATCAGTTGAATGCTTAGGACAAAGAATCATGTTCAAATCATTCACATTTGGCAAGTTCAATGCCTTAACAATTTCAAGGTATTCAACTAAATCCTTAAAGGTCATTCGCAAACGACCGTTACCATCATTACCACCTGAAGTTCTCACAACTGGCATTTCCGATACAGTATTATCGTCCGGAGCCAATTTCCAAATTACATGATCGCGATAACCAAGCTTAAATGCATCAGCATGAGCTTTACGTACTTCTGAACGCTTATCGAATGCAAGACCGCGTAATTCAGCGTCATCCACTTCGGTAGGATCAGTGTCATATTTCTCCCACTCAACAAAACCTTTTTTACCAGTCATTTTCTTAGCGGTAAAATCAGAAGTGTTGTCAACGTGGAAACCCACATTATTAATCAGCTTATTAAAGCGAATACCATCCGCTGTAATAGCTGCTTTAGGCGCACTTTTTAGAGCTGCTAAAAAGTCGTCATTAAAATTCTTAAATTCTTTCAACAACTGAGGCGAAACATATTGGTTTAGCCAGTTGCCATCTACTATAGTTGCCATAGAATAACCTCCTATTGAATTTTGTTACGTTTCTTCCAGTCAGCAAACAACTTATTGTAAGCCTCTGGGTTATCTTCTTCTAATGCCTCCAAAGTCTCAGGACTTTCGTCTTGAAGCTCTTCAAAAGTTTTACCTTCGTAAGTAGCTCCTTTACCGTCAGCACTAGGCTTAATGCCATCAGACAATGGCTTTTCGATACCTTGTACGGTAGCAAGTAGCGCCTTAGTCCCTACAGGGTCTTTGTCGTACATTGCTTCCCACTTAGCGCGTGAATCCGCAGAAATACGCTTAGCTTTTTCAGCTGCATCTAGGTCAGCCTTTTTACTAGCTGCCAGTTCTTCTTTCTCTTTAGCATCCTGTTGAGCTTTAAGAGAATCGTAATCCGCAGCTTTTTGAGCGTTCGCTTGCAAGCGTGCGTTTACTTGCTCCTCAGTAGAATTCGCATCCATACCGAGAGCAATTGCTGTTGCTTTCAAATCCATGTCTAAATTGTTTTGTGATTGAGTAATAATATGCTCGGCTGCTATTGCAATTGGCGAACCACTGTCTTTAATTGCCGCAGCTGTTTCTTTGTCGATTTTCACCGAACCTTTTACCGATGTTATAAAACCCCACTCTTCAGCCTGTTTAGCGGTCATCCAAAAATCACCAGCCTCCCATTTGGCTTTAAAATCTTCTTCCGGTTTTTTGAGTTTGATTTTGTAAGCATCGTAGTAAGTGGTGGTCATGTTCTTAACCAAGGTGAGATAGTTATCAATTTCGGTCTCATTACCATATATACCACCCATAGGCTTATGGATCATGAATTGACCGTTCTCTACCTGTTCAAATTTAGTAGCTCGAGCAGCAATGTAAGTTCCGGCACTTGCAACAAGAGCTCCACCTTCCCCGGTGTAACTTCCAAACACTTCATTAAAAATGTTCACAATCTCGTTAGCTTGAAAACAATCACCACCCTGACACATTAAATATGCAAATAGCGAAGTTGCACCAGCATCTTTTAAATCCTGACATTTGGTTCGCATTTCTGTAGCATTGTTCTTATTCCATTCGGAGATTGATCCGATAATGTCTACACGTCCGACAGTTCCTTCAGCATAAACACTTACTAGCAATTTCTTACTCATAATTTCTTGAATTGTGAGTTACAAAGTTTTGTTAAAAGATTTACACTTTGAAATCGAGTTTTCATATTGTAAACATATCGGCGTACATGTGGCTATTATTCTGATAATCACGAAATATTTATGCTTTATAAAAAGCCGCTTTTTCAATTCGCACTATATAAACAAACTTTGTAGTGTATTAATGTAAAATAATGTGTATCGACAATGGGAAAAACCAAAAGAACAACTCGTAAGAAACAACTTCCAAAGCGCGAATATGAAAAATTGCGTCGCACTGCTTATGAGTATGTTGTAGTACAAGGTTTGGAGCAAAAAGAAGTTGCAAAACTTTTAGGTGTTACTGAAGCTACCATTAGCTCATGGGCTAACAATCCAAAAGAAGGAAAGTGGAAAAATCTTCGCGAAGCTAGAATGCAGTGCCAAAGCACCGAAGCTGATAATATTAAAAAGCTCATTCAGATTCTTAGTAAACAACGCTTAGATCTTGAACCGCAAATTAATGATGCCATGCACTCAGGCGAAGCAAAAGAGGAGGCACGATTGCGACAACAAGCCAGTAAGATCAGCGACGAAATGAGCAAACAAAACAAAGTATTGCTCACTATCGACCAAAAATCTTACACTTTAGGTGTTTTTATTGACGTTATGGACGAAATCTTTAACAGCCTCCGTGTTGATAATGAAGAGTTGTGGGAAAAGACCATTGAGTTCCAAAGTACATTGATACGCAAAAAAACACAGGAGCTAGGATAATATGGCAACATCAAGAGCGAAAGCAGATAAAATAAAGGCGGAAAAGTACCTGAAGAAACTCGACATTGTTAGAAAAACTAACGATGTAAACCCTTTTGAAACGAAAACTGAGCAACAGGAACGAATTACCAGAGCGCAAAACGATGTTGAGTATTTCTTAAAGACTTACTTGCCACATTATGCTTTATCAGATTCAGCTGATTTTCAAACTGAGTTTTCTGAAATGGTAGCCGCTGATCCTTTATTTATTGGTTTTGCTGAATGGTTTCGTGGTGCTGCCAAATCTGTTCGATGCAATATCATTAATCCTCTTTGGTTGTGGATTCGTGGTGAAGATGTTTTTATGTGTTTGCTTTCTGATAGTAAAGAGCGTGCCCAGGAACTACTCGCAGATGTTCAGGCAGAATTAGAGGGTAATCCGCTTTTAATTCATGATTTTGGCGCACAAAGATGTGAGGGAGATTGGGAAATAGGAAATTTCAAAACTATTGACCAACGTTTTATTGGAATGGCTTTTGGTATCAAAAAGAAAGTACGTGGTGTAAGAGTAAAGCACCGCCGTCCTAACCTTTGGGTAATTGATGACTTGGAAACGCCGGATACCATTTCCAATCATAAACGCATGCGCAAGCAAGCCGACCAAATTGAGCGCGATGTAATTCCTACGATGACTGGAGATATTCGCCGTGTTGTTTATGCAAACAATAGATTTGCAAGGGTAATGACACAAACTATATTACAGGAACGTCACCCGGATTGGGTAGTCCATCATATCAAAGCTTACAACAAAGTAACCTATAAGCCAACATGGAATTATTACACTGCCGACTTTTATCGAAAGATGGAAAAGGCTATGGGAATTACAGCAGCTTATTCCGAGTACTTGCAAGAAGCTAAAATAGAGGGTGCAAACTTTTCCGAAGATCAAATACAATGGGCTAAACTTCCTCCTATGGAAGAGTTTAAAATGATCATTTCACATTGGGATATTGCCTATACCGACAACGAGACGAGTGACTACAACGCCATAAAAGTTTGGGGTTTGCATGGTCGAAACTTTTGGTTGATCGATTGCTATGTGAAACAATCAAAAATGAAACAAGCAGCCAATTGGAATTGCCATTACAAAAGACAATTACAACGGGGTGTTAATTACATTGGACAATTTGAAAGTCAGTTTTGGAATGGTGAGGTGGAGCGTTCAATCAGTGAAGCTGAAGATGAAAATAACATCGACTTGAATTTAATGGAAATAAGCACTCCAATGTCTAAGAAAATTCAACGCATGATAACCATGCAGCCATATTACCAAAACAACCGCATTTTCTATAACGAAGCATTAAAAAGTCATTCTGACACTCAGGTTGGTATTATGCAGCTTTGTGCTGTAGAAGAGGGAATGACAGAACATGACGATAGTCCCGATGCAGATCAACAGGCTATTTCTGCTTTAGATAAATATTGTACTCCCGGACGTAGACGCAACACCGGAGAAAAGAGTTTTAAAACGGGTAAGATGAAATCAAAATATAATATGCCATGAAGTATCTGGAGAAAGAAGATTTAATCGCAGTAATTCAAGAGCGTTTAATGGGGCAAAGCCTTGCAACAAGTGCCGATATTAATTTAGACGACAATACAATTCTGGATAACATTGAAGGAAAAGCAATTGATTTTGCCATATCATATATATCCGGTAAATACGATACTGAAGTAATTTTTAATGAAGCTACTCCAATTCGTAACGGCGTATTAGTACAAGCCATTGCATGTATTGTGGTTTATCGCTCAGTACGACGCAATGCAGCTCGTAAAGTTCCGGAGGATTACATACAACTATACAGCGATGCCAAAAAGGACTTGGAAAAGATCCAGAGCGGAGCTATGAACCTCATTAACTGTCCTAAGTTAACTAACGAAGACGGCACAAGCACAAGTCCGGTTTACGGCAACAATACAAACGATAACTATTTTATTTAAACACTATTTAAATGGCTAAGAAAATTGGAATAATCGGACGTATCGGCGATGCAGCTGAACAAGTGATTTTAAGTAGAGTTAAAAACAGCACCCTCTATGGTGAATACCACAAACGCGCTGAAAAGGGTGCTCCATGGGATCGTGAAAGCACTGCATACAAAAAACAAGAGATAGAAGACTGGATTAGAGGAGTTGCAGCAGCTACTGATCCGGACACACCTCAACGCGGTTTACTCATGCGGTTTTATCAAAGTTTATTATTAGATCCACACCTTACTTCTGTTATTGATACTCGCATTTCACGTGTTCAGCGCTCTTCTTATAAGTTGGTAAACGAAAAAGGAGAAGAAAACGAAGAGCTTAAGAAACTGTTGGAGCGTCCATGGCACGACGACCTTATTAAGTTAACGCTTAATAAAAACTTCGTAGGAACAACACTGATTGAAATGTTCTGTACAGATCCAGAGACAATGGAACTTGATCGCGTTATTGCAATCCCTCAATCAAATTTTATAGCACACCTCGGAATTGTAACAAAAAACGAAGGTGACGAAACCGGCACAAGCTACCGCGAAGGAAAATACAAAGATTACTACGTACAAGTAGGTGAGTCTTTTGAATTGGGAATGCTAAATGAATTAGCCATGGTTGTTATTGCTAAAAAGCTTGGTTTAGGTTCATGGATAAGCTATGTTGAAAAGTTTGGAGTACCACCGATTTTTGCAATTACCGAACGCATGGATACAGGACGTCGTGATGAATTGTTTGATATGTTGCAAAGTTTTCGATCTAACCACTTTGCAGTACTTCAGGGAAACGAGAAAATTGAAGTTCCAAACAATTACAATGTAGACGCTTACCAATCATTTAAAGCATTAAACGAAGTTAGCAATAGTGAAATTAGCAAGCGTGTTCTTGGTGGTTCAGCAATGGTTGACGAAAAAAGCTACGTAGGATCTGCTGAAGTTCAGGAGAGAGTTGCACAGGATAGATACGAGGCAGATAAGTTGTTGTACAAACACTATTTTAACACTCAATTTCGTCAACGCTTAGCTAAAATTTCAAGTGTGTACGCTGAATTTGCCACACATACGCTTGTATGGGACAATCAGGAAACACTTGATATAAACGGCTACATCGAAGCTGTTACTAAGCTTTCAACCGCATTCGATTTTGATGTGGAAGAAATACGCAACCGTACAGGATTGCCTATTACTGGAATGAAAATAGTTTCAACTGAGCCAACCAGTCAAAAAAAAAATCCTGACGCAAGTGGAAAAGGACTAGTTTCTCCACAAGCTCAAACGGATATTTACGAACTATTTGCAGCAACATGGGACAAGGCAATAGACAGACTAGCAAACGATATCTACGACGGAAAGGTGAAGACTACCGACTTAGATAAAGATTTGGTGTTGAAGAATTACGCAGCATTTAATAAGGAAGCTAAAAAGGCTTGGGGCAAAGGTTACTATGATGAACCAATTACCCGACAATTCCGGGAGAATCTATTGCAATTTGCAGGTGCTAAAGCTCACGATTTAATGAAACAACTGGATGGTTTAAACACTGAAAAAACCAAGAAAGAAGATTTTATTAATCAGGCTAAAGCCATTGTAAACAAGCACAACGAACAATGGCTAAGCACTGAGACAAAGTTCGCCGGTGATTGTGTAAGCTCTGCCCAGGAATATGCTTCTTATATGGATGATGTTGATATTTACCCAAACATGAAGTACCGCACAATGGGTGATGCCGATGTAAGAAGTAGCCATGCAGCTAACGAAGGTTTAATTATTCCTGTTGATGAAATTACAGCACTTGCACCATTTGACTATGGTTGTCGCTGTTGGTACGAACAAACCACCGAAGCTCCAACTAGTGGCAAAGCTATTAAGGGTGTGAAGTTCAAAAACAATCCTTACAAATCCGGGAAGGTATTTAACGATGAACAAAGCTATTTCCTTAACATGGCTGACAAACACCGTAGCATCATTCGCGATAACACTGAGCTAATGAAACAACACATGCCATACAGCCAAACCATAATGGTCGATGACCAAACGGTACATGTGAATGATTTTTACGACTTAACCGATGGTACTGCCAATATTAAAGCAGCTAAGAAACTGGCTGAAGAGCTGGAGCAAGATGTTTACATTTTGCCTCACATCGAAAACAGCGCTAAGCTTCATCACAAGAACCCTGAAATGGCTATCGGTAAAACAAGTTATACCGCCGATTTAAAAACCTTTAACCCGGACGTGGCTTCCAGCACTCGCAAGTTTATTGCCAACAGTGTAAACACCGCCAACAAACAAGCATGTAAAGCGGTTGTTTGCGATATCTCAAAAGCTCCTGAAGCTGACTGTCTGAAAATAGCAGCAACCAAGCT